CTTTGTTCTTGGCGATGAATGCCTTGTCGATTGCGGGGACTTTATCGGTCGTTAGCTGCCCGATAGACTTGACTCCGTAGTGGCGAAGAAAAGCGGCTTCGTCGATGTTCAGCGACTCGATGCTTTCCTTGATCCGTGCTGCCTCTCCGCTGGAAATGAGCGGGTAGGTGGCGGGTTTCGTATGCGCGGCGGCGTTCCCGTCATCGTCCTCCTGAGCGACTCCACAAACGGCTGCTAGCGAGTAGCGGCGCAGGTAGGTTGTTGCGGCTCCGATGCCCTGCCCGTCCTGTTTGGCGGGGACGCATGACATTGTGCCTGTGATATACCCTCCGCTGCTGTGGGCGATTGTTGTCGTGACATGGCAGATTCCCCCATCGAATGACGGGGACTGAATAACGGATAAACCGTTAGCGGCGAGGACTGGGCGAACGGTATTCAATACCTCCGCTAGGTCTGCGTATTTGCTCTTGAAGTGGGGATTGAGACTCCCCTTGGTGGCGTTTTCAACCTCCCCCTGCATTTTTGCAAGAGCGGCGAATAGTTCTGGTGTGCTGTGTTCTAGGTGCATTTATTTTTGTTTGTTTGTGTGATAGTGAGGGATAGAACCTCGCGTTGGTGATGTTTTACGGTTTGCCCTGCTCTTCGGCAAGGATATTTTCTGAGTATTTTCGCATGATTTTCCTGACACGCTCGCGGGTGTTCTCGCAGTATTGCAACTGGCTAAGAATCTTTGCCCTGGCATAAACTGCTGAGGTGTGGTGAATGCGCCCTACGATCTCGCAGGCGGATTGCAGGGAGTGGGATTCCGCCCATAAAGTCATTACGATTTGGCGGGCGAGTGCTTCCGCGAAGGTTTTTCGCTTTCCGGTGATGGCCTCCACGGGAATAACCATAACGTCGGCGGCGGCTCGGAGAAGGGCTGGGGCGTTGTCGATTAACATACGCCCCCCTTTCTGATCGAGCGGAGCAGTCTGGCAGCGGATCGGCGGTTGCATTCTACGGATGGTTCCCTCCTGGGGAATTTGATTCCGATAGCGGCATATTTTTTTATCTCTCCGCATGAGGTGTACCATCCTGTATAAAGGCGGGTCTCTCCGTGCAAAGTGTGAACCTGCCCACATTGCGTGTGCAGCGTCTCGAAGGGCGGTTTCCGGCGCGGTGCTGGCGGTTCTGGAATGTCCATGTCTGGATCGTAAGCAGGGCGTGGACATTCCGGTTCAATCGCGGATTCGTAAAAGGCTTTCATTTTGTTAGGAGGTAGGTGGTGAGGGACGCGATGATAGCGGTGGCGAGGATTAACAACCATACGCCAAGGGGCGAAGGTTCCGGCGGTTGGCGGCGGTTTATGTTCCGGCGCGGGTGCGGGATGATAGTGACGGGGAGGAAAGTATCCCCTGCTGGCGTTGTGTGTGTGTGTGTGTTCATGTTTATTCTGGTTCGTCTGAGAATGTGTCGATGTAATCGCAATGATCTTCCGGTTCGTCCCATCTCTCATTTGTGGACGGTTCGGGCGGCGCGTCAAAGCGGTGTTTATCTTCGTCGGGAAGGATCATGGCGTGATGGTGGGGTTTGTCGGGATTGTGTCGAGAATAAAAAATGCCCTTTCCATGATTTTCCCATCCAAGCGGGAAAGCTCGGCGGCGGTGATCGTTCCGGCGTGATAGTGGCGGGTGATTTGCGTTTCCCGCTTGGCGAGGTCTTCGCGGGTGATAGCGGTGCGGATGCGGTTTGATAGTGTGGAGTAAGTTGTCATTTGGTTTGTGATAGTGAATGATAGTGCGGGGATGGAACCCGCTTGTTGGTCAGATTTCTTGAAGCATGTTTGGGGCTGGGTCGGGGACGCAACTTCCTGGGTTTGCAAGGCGAGCGGTTAGCAGTCCGTTTGCGGCGCGGGCGGCTTCCTCCATTGAACCGTAAAGGGAAGGAAATGCTTGGATGCCACCATTAGGAAACTCAAGGGTTGCTTGCCATCCATTAGCACGGCGGCGCGTGGAAGGGGTGATTTGTAGTGTTTTCATGGTTTGTGATAGTGAATGATAGTGCGGGGATAGAACCCGCTGGGTTGGCTGGATTTTTAAGCGGGGATTGCAACGGGGGCGAAAATCCGCCCTTCTTTTGCTGCTTTCTTCCACGCGCTGAAGTGATATTCTTCCACCTTGCGCCCCTTTTCCCCATCCCTTACGATGCAAAGCAACGCTCCCCGCTTGGCTAGCGTGTAAGTGACAAGGGCGGGACGGCCATCAAACCGCATGAGCAAGACGCGGAAAACATCCCCCTTGCCTGGAATGAATGTTTCCGGCAAGGTTTCCGCTCCCTCTGTTACTAGCTTTTTCCGTAGCGTTTCAAGTATCTCTTGCGACTTCGCGGCACGTTCCAATCTTTCCGCCTTGGCTTTTGCCTCACGTTCCAATCTTTCCGCCTCAATTTCCGCTTCTTTGCGTTGCAAGGTTTCCGCCGTCATGCCCGCCGCAAAGTATCCAATTACGTTCCAAAGATCGGCTGCGCGGATTGCCCCCACGTTTACCACGGCGTAAAGCCGACCGGACATGACGCATCGCCATATCCCCGCGCCTCCGTAGATACCCGAAGGGATACCCGCGATTGCTTCCCGCCCCTCTTGCAAGCTGGTAACGTGTTTTTGCAAGGTTAGCCCTCTGCTGTCGAGTAAAGCCGCCCAAGTGGAAGAAGCAAGACGCATGGCACGTTGAATAAGTTTTTTCTTTCCCGCATCAATTCCGGCATAACGCACACCTAGTGAACCGTTAGCGTTTCGCGTCAATAGCTTGTAGCCAGCGCATAGCGGGGAAACGGGCGGGAATTGCCCGTGAATTGTGATTTGAGTCTGATAAGCTAGCACTGGCACGGGCAAGGCTTGGAGTTGCTCTAACGTCACGCCTTGCGCTAACTCTTCCGCCGTGATTCCTGGCTTTCCGCTTGGCGCGGTATTACTACGGCGGCGGGCTTTTTCGTCTTGCGGCATGAGCAACGCCGCCCCTTCTTTGTCGATTGGTTCAAGTTTCATTTTCGTTTTGTTTATGGTTGTGTGAGTGATGCACGGCGGAAAGCTTCAGCATCGGAGATTCCGCCAAGTTTGCCGTTGGATGCGGCGATTGCTAGTGCGAAAGCGGCAAGGGCAAGGATAAGGTAGAAAGCGTTTTTCATGGGGTGATAGTGTTTAAATCCAAGGGAGGTTTTCCAAGCTGTCATTTGAGCCTTTCCATTCCGGCTCATCCATTCGATCTTCGAATTCAATCTGCTCATGTGCTAAGTCACGGGCGGCTGATGGCGGGGCGTCTTTAGCTATCCAATAATTAAAAGCTGCGGCAAAGCGTTCTTGGTAAGTTTTCATAGGGTGATGGTGGCAAGGGGTGGAACCTTGCGGGTTGAGGGTTTATGCTTCTGTGGGTGTCTTTCCAAGAATGAAATTCGCGGCTTTGGATGCGGCTCCGGCGGCGGAAATGGCAAGGCTGGAATCGCCTTTTAAGGCTTTTATCCATCCCTGGAGATAGGCGGCGGAATTTTCAAGGGTGGAGTCAATTCCATGTTCCGCGCACAAGAAAGCGGCTCCCATTTCGGCAATCAATTCCTCTTTGGAATAAGTAGCAGACCCAAAGGCGGCGACATCCTCAATACCCTTCCTTGCCAAGCGGGAGGCGTGTCCAGTCCAGTGTGCCAATTCGTGAAACGCTGTGGAATAATACTCTTCCGGCGCGTGAAAGGCTTCCTTGTTTGGCATTTGGATTTGATCGGTTGCCGGACGATAAAAAGCACGGTTTCCGCCGTGGGAGATTTCCGCTCCGGTCTTGGCAATGGTTTCCTCCGCGCGCTCAATAGGCACGAAAGGCACGGTTTCCCCTTCCCCTTCCTGCGTAGGTAATTCCAGCCCGTCGCATTGCGATACGCTAAAAACCGTGTAGGAACGAAGGAAAGCAACCTTTCCGATTTCCCCATTGGCTTTCGTCTTTTCAATGAAATTCCAAAAGATAATCGGATTGCCCTTTTCCCCTTTGCGAACGTTCCCGCCTAGGCTTTGCGCTTGTTTGTAGGTGAGGAAGCCCCCACCGCCTAGCATGGAAAGAAGAAACCAGTTAATCCCCTGGTAAGCCTTTCCGGTGGTGACGTTGTGAGGTGCGGCACTTCCTTTCCAAGGCTTGCGCCAAGGGGCGGTTCCGCTTTCTAGGGCGGAAATGATTTGAGCGGTCACGGTTTCTTGTATGTCTTTCATGTTTTCGGTGTGTGTGTGTGTTGGTTCATGCGGACGCATTCAACGCGGCGATTTCCCCTTGCAAAGCGTAGGATTGGAAAACCCATCCCGCCCCGTATTTCTTCCCGCGATATTTCACGCCTCCGATTTTCCGCGCGGCAGATTCAGTGGCGAGATAGACGGGAAGGTAATAACGGGGGTTTCCGTTTGCGTCGTTGTCGAGGCGGCGGAAGTTTTCGGCGGTTAATTTAAGTGTCGTTGTCATTTTCGTTTGGTTTGGTTTGGTTTGGTTTGGTTATTTGGAGAAAAGAGAAAGCAACCACGCCCCGCCGTCATCGGGTTCCGGCGCGGGAAATATCGGTGGATTTTTCGCCACTACGGCGGCGCGGTAAGATCGGATGACTCTATCCGCCTCGGGGTTGCTATTCCCGATTAGTCCGATACCGTTACAACGATAGCAAAGGCCGTTAGATGGGCGGTAGGAAACTCGCCCCGATCCATTGCACCTTGGGCAGGTGTTGGCGGCAGAAGTCATTGTAGTTGTCATTTTCGTTTGGTTTGGTTTGTCGCTGCCGTCACTGGCAACGCGGACAACCTACCAAACGTCCGGAGATTGTCCAAATCTTTTTTGCAATAACTCAAAAATAATTTTTCACTTTTTGCTTGCCAAGCTCGCAAGCCCTACAGCCACAAGGCATTCCCGCGATTCCATGCCAGGGAAACAAGCGGGAAAAACTTTCCGGCTCGCGTCATTTTCCGGAGATCAATCACCAGGGAAAGCAAGGCGAATGATTGCCAGGGGTACGTACCAAGAGCGAAACCCAAGCGGGAAACCCAAGCAGAAAGGACAAGGGAAAGGAAAGGACAGGAAGGGAAGGGAAGTGAAAGGAAGGGAAGGAAGGAATGGATACGCTGAAAACCTATTGCCATTCCCCATTAAATATCCACAACAAGTCGCATCCCCTTTGCTTCGCTGGCTGGCATCGTTTACCGGTTGCTCTGGTAAGAATAGGATAATCACCGCTGTCTAAAAGTGTCAAGACATTTTTTAATCTGTTAGAAGATACCCGTGGAACATTCCGTGGAACAATTTACTGGCGAGCGTGCTTAGTGGCGTACGTACTGGGTTGCGTACGTGCAAGGCGTGATGAATCAGCCAAGGGTTGCTAGCGTTCCACGTGGAACATTCAAAGCGTTTCATCCATGCGCGTGATTCAAACGTGCGCTTCAAACTACTGGCGACGTTCATTCGAGCAGTACTCACGCGAGCATCATTCAAGCGGTCGTTTCAATCGCAAGTTAGTGCAAATGCGAGTTTGTTGCAATAGGGGGGGAGGGGGTTGGGCGGCGGTGGGGGCTGTTACATCTATTGGATTAACCACCCTCCTAAAAAATGTCCAAATGGCGAACGTGCTTGACAAGGTGTGAGAATCTGGTAAGAGTTGGGCATGAGCAGTCCGGTTAGTTACGATTTGCATGGTGGGCTAATTGGGTGCTGCTAGTATCTTGCTCCTTTTTGCAAATTATCCAATGCCCACAGGGGCTGGAGATTGGTGTAATGATTTAGCCGGAAAACATCATCGGCGGTTTTGGCTGAAGCTAATGGGATAATATGGTCTATGTGCCATTGCCCACGATTAGCCCAGTTCATGCCATCGGAGAATTTTGATTCGATATGCCTAGCTAGTTGATCCCAGTCACAACCGATAATCACACTTGCTTGTGATGTTTTTTTGTAATTTTTGTTTCTGAATGCGCGTGAGACTAGAGACCTTGTTGCCTGAGCAAGTGAGTAAAATGGATCTGAGTGCCGCCTTTCCATTCGTCTTTTGCGCACAACCTCATTGACATGTGTTTTATTTTTTTGATAATAGTCTTTGGCGTTTTGGCGGTGCTTTTCTTTATTGTTCTCTCTCCATTGTTTGTTCGCCAGCGAACATTTTTCTGGGTTTTTCAATCTCTGCTTGCGAGCAGCTTTTTTGACAGACTCATTTTGCCTGATGGCTGAGTCAAAAGTAACCCATCTCTCTTTGCCTTGGGAATACTGCCAAAAAACCTTGCCATCGGCTCGCGTGTCCCATCTTTTATGCCTGACCAAAAAATGGTTGACATTCTCCTTGAATTCAAATACTAGTTGATTCGCTTCCTGCATGCTGTAACATGTTTGAGGTTTCCGATCCTTCGACTAATTCGTTGGATCGGGTTTATTCTAATCAAAACCAACATTTAGTCAATAAAATTATGAGCAGTCCAGTGAGCTACGATCTGATGGGGCAAGGTGGAGGCATTGTGCTTGATACTGGGGAGAGTGCTACTGGGGTTTTCCGGTGGATACAGGTGTTGAATGATGCTACTTTGGATTGCGAGACTGGGGAGACGGCAGGGAACCTTGATCAACTTGCTAGATTGGATGGGATTGTTCTGCCTGCGGGTGTTGGGATTGGTGGGCGGTTTACAAAGGTTCAGGTTACATCTGGTCTTGTAATTGCGTATTACTACTGATGAGTCAGTTTGCACAGAGTGGAAGTGCGATGGATGATGCACAATCCTCTGATGGGGATGGTGGGTTTGTGGGGGTGAATCAGCGGTTGCAGTTGAACCAGTTGGAGGTGGGGGAGGTTAGGGAGAGTCTGAATGGGAGGATGGACGGGCATTGGAAGCCTCGTAAGGGGATTGTGGCACGGACGGGCTCATTGACCAGTGGTGGGAGTCCGTTGCAGTTGCCGTTCTTTTTGATTGATTCGCCAAAGAGCATCAATAATGCTGTTCATATTGGTGATGGGGAGGTAATCGTTGGCTTTCCTGTGGCGCATGGTTTGACCGGAACGGCAATGGCTAGAATCACGGGTTTGGTAGGTGATGCTGAGATGAGTGGAGATTTTGTTTTTACTTATTTGTCTGTAAACACCTTAATTTACACTGTTCCTGGATTGACTTCGATTAGTAATACGACGGGAACATTGTCTACCACTCCAATCAATGACGCTGCTAACGTGAACGTGAGGGCTTCTTGTTTGTTCAGCGATCCTAACTTGGGTAATGCCGAGAGTGTGGTGTTGGCTTTGGATTCTAAAGCTATTCTGGTTGATCTGGATGACTACACTACGGCGGATATTAAATACCCTACGGGAAAGACGTTGGCGCAAGATTGCGATTTGATACAGGCGTTTGATCGTGTGTATCTGTTTCGAGATGGAGTGCAGGCGTTTGAGTGGTTTCCTAACGGTCGGCAGATTGAGGCGGCTAGTCAGAGTGCTTCTACTACCGTTACCATGCGGATTAAAGATCACGGGTTAAGCGTAGGGGATGAGATTGTCGTTAGCGGGTTAACGGGCGGGACTCCTGCTAACGGGACGTTTGCTGTTGCAACAATTACCGATAAAGACGTTTTTACTTATGTTTTTACGACTTCCCAAACGCAAACATTCGGAGTTACCAATGCTGTGCTAAAATCTGGGTTCACCTTAGTTCCAGCAGGTGTTTACACTCAGCCACAGGTGTTTGTTACAGTTGGAAACGATGGTTCGGTAACAAACGGGCTTGTGAGCCTGGATGTTACGGGAAACACAACTATTGTAACTGGGGATACGATTGTGATTTATGAAACGGATGTTCCTGAGTTCAGCGCAATCTCTGGTAAGTCTTTCGAGGTAGCAAGTGCTACAACTACAAACATTTCGTTTTTTGCTCCAGTAGGAGATTTAGCCAGCCTTGGCGGTGGTTTAGAGGTTGAGTTCGGCGGCAGGTTTAGCGTAGGCGGTGGATTCATCCATCAGCCAGCCCCGCCTTGGGGAGTTTACTTTCAGCGCAGGTTGTGGGTTCCGTTTTACTACACACCTGCTGGCACGTTTA